TATGGAGTCCAAGACAAAAAGAAAATTCGTGGACACCGGTCAGGTGTCATTGTCATCGGACAAACCAAATGCTGACGGGCAGCATAAAACCCGTATTCTTCATGACATTAAGAAAGGAATCAAAAGATTCCCTGTTTCAGCTGCACCAATGTTGGATATTCTAGAGCGAGATAAAGAGAGAATAAGAAACAAAAGAGGCAGAGGAATTGTCAAGAAGAATCGCAACAAAGACGTTGTCGTACCAATTAATCCTTATGTTAAGAAAAATATTTTTGATAGTAAGGTTTTCAAATCTGAAGATCATGATTTTGAAGTTATAGACGAATGGGTGGATCTAACTAATAAACGTCCAATCCAACATTATAAAATCAAGTCACCAGTTTTATATAAAGGTATGTCTGCTGATCAACAAATATTAGAACAGTATGGTGAAAAACCTAAAGTTAGTTATTTTAAAATCAAAGATCAAAATACTGATTTGGAATGGTCTGAACCAATTTTAACTTTACCTGGAATTAATTTGATTACTTCAAATGAATTGGTAAAGGTTGAAGTATCTGATATTAGATTAGAAGACTGTAGACCTGATTATTTATCGGGTTCAGCCTTAATACATGATGATGCAATGTATGCAACTTATACTTATAAAAAGTCAAATAAGTTGGACCTTTATGGTTTTGAATTTGAATGGAATGTTAAATATATGCATTTAAACGTTTCATCAGAATTAGCATCACAAATCATGTTGGCTCAAAATATGAATAAATTGAACGACGACGATACGACTTATCGTAGATTATTGATGTCAGCACAGTCCGTATGTAAAGTTAATGACGATAGGTATTTGTCATTAACTGGTAAAATGCCTAGACAAGATACAGTCGATTATTGTTTTTTGTTGAATAAATATTATAAAAACAAAAACAAATTGGATTTTCAATTGGCCCCGGCGTTAGGCAAGGATTATTTGGTTATAGAACAAATGAAGTTGTTTTACCAACAATACCGCCCATCAAAGAAAACATTAAGTTTCTTAGGGATTTTGACGATTATGTACCTTCGAGGCCGGTCGTCAGAACATCCTTGGGATGTCATTTCGTTGGGGCAGCTAATCCGCACCCTGATCCATCAGATAAGAGATCGTGTATGGACGGGGTCAAATATAGATTCTGTAGGAAACCACCTGACGCAGATCCTCATTTAATTGAAGAACTTGGCAATTTTGTCAGAAAGTGGTTGAGAAAGAATTTATCGCCATTGTCGGCTGACTCCGATTGTTCTTTTAAGAATTGGTTAGACAATACTAATTATCCTCAATGGAGAAAGAAACAATTGGACCTTGTTTTTACCAAAACAAACGGAATATTGCAATCTGAGGATTTAAAGGTAAAATCCTTTATTAAAGACGAAACATATGGTTCGTATAAATATCCCAGAGCTATTAACTCCCGTTCTGACGCTTTTAAGGTTCGAGTTGGACCAATATTCAAATTAATTGAGAAACAATTATACAAGTTGAAGTGGTTTATTAAAAATGTACCAGTTGATGAAAGATGTCAGGTTATTAAGAACGATTGTCATCAAGAAGGTGCACGTGTGGTTGGCACAGATTACACTTCGTTTGAAGCATTATTTGTTAAAATATTAATGGTTAATTGTGAAATGCTATTGTATGATTATATGACACAACATTTACCTGATAAAGATTGGTTTGTCATTGTTTTAAAAGCAATGACAGGAATTAACAAGTGTGTTTTTAAAAATTTTAGTTGCCTTGTTGAAGCCACTCGTATGTCAGGTGAGATGTGTACCTCACTTGGTAATGGTTTCAGTAATTTAATGATTTTTAAATTTGTTGCTAAGAAAACTGGTTTAAAATCTCTTAAGGGTAAGGTCGAAGGTGATGACGGTATCTTTACATATTATGGTCCGAAATTGGACGAATATTGGTTTAATAAGATGGGTCTTTTGGTTAAAATCATCGAATATGATGACCTTTGCTCTGGCTCTTTTTGTGGCATATTGTGTGACCATGAAGAGATGATTAATATTACTGATCCCATTGTCGCTCTTTTGGATTTTGGTTGGGCCAACGGTAAATATTATCCAGCTAATTCAAAATGTTTGCGTGCTTTATTGCGGGCCAAGGGTATGTCATTGGCTTATCAATATCCAGGATGTCCCATTTTAAATAGTTTGGCTAAGTACGCACTAAGAATTACTAAGGATTCAGTATACAAAATTGACAAAGATCCATATAAAACTGATCTTTTTAAAAGTATGTTATTAAAGTATGGAAATGAATTTCCAGTTAAATCAGTTGGTTTTCGAACACGCGTGCTTGTAGAAGACCGTTTCAAAATTCCTATCTGTGTGCAAATTAAATTTGAACAATATTTGGATCGGAAGAATGATTTATCCCCTATAGAATTTGGGGATCTCCTACCTTATCTAGGTCATGATGCGAGGGATTATTATGACAGGTATAGAGTATCCCCTAAGTTATGAGTACAAAGAATATGAGGAAAAATCAAAAGAAACGTGCTAAGAAGCGCGCTCTTAAAAATAATAATAATCAAAATAAGAATACTAAAAATAATGCTAAGCAGCCTAAACCGCAAATTGTGTATTTGCGTGAACCCAAACAAAAAGAATCAATTTTTGATTCATTGGGTGGTTTATTAACTAAAGGTTTGTCAGCATTAATATCAGGGTTTGGTGATTATAAAGTCAATGAGAATTCACTATTAACTGGTGGTATTGCCCCGCCTGAAGTTGTTAATAGTGTTAATGATGGTGGTGTTATTATACGTCATCGTGAGTATTTAGGCGATATACCCGCAACCATTGACTTCACTATAACTAGGTATTTTATCAATCCTGGTTATACATTAACCTTTCCTTGGTTATCACATATCGCCACTTCCTTTGAACAATATAAATTAAGAGGAATGATCTTTGAATTTAAAAGTTTATCTTCTGATGCTGTTTTATCCAGCGC